CATCTAACAAATCGTCAATCATTTCTTGATTTGGTAATCCAGTAGTAGGATTTACCATGTAGTTAGAATATACTACTGGACCATCATGTTTCGCCCCTATATTGATTGTATCTCTTTGCAGTTGGTCGTATAAGCCTCCTTGTAGTTGCTCATCCGAGCCTCCATACTGTATCTTACGGCCAACGTATTGAGGATCTAAATATAAGAATTCATCACCCGTAAGGAACTTAGCGGTATCTCTTATGTCTCCGGTGCGTATCTCTACATCTTTCAATCGGTCTGGATATTTGCTTAGGTCTATTGCACCAACCTCAAAGGGCATTATCCTCTTGGCTCTCTTTGGCTTACTACGCCAACCGCTTGGTAAGGCTGGACCTTCAGTATATCTTGAACCGCCATACCATTCAGGATATTTCGCTCTTTGACCAGGGCTTGTAGGATATTTCAAACCACCAAATGCTTGTAAGTTAGCACCTACATACAATTGTGCCAACTCCATCAATTCATCATCCGATAATTGCCTACCCATTATATCTCTATCAAAACGCAACTCATTGAATCTATCAATCATTTCACCCATACGTTCTCTTGTTTTAGGAATTTCAGTTACGCCCATGCCTCTTTGTAATTGTGTTAGCAAATTTGTATTGTCAGGGTTTATGTCTGCAAAGAACCCAGTTCCACGATTTAGCCCAAGTATGGTAGAACCGCTACCTCCATACAATTCAGCCGGTCTTGCATCGGGGAAAAAAGAAGCAAGACCCCTCATGTATGGTTGAATTTGAGTCTTGCCTCCAATCCAATTTACAACAGTTGGCAACATTTGTTCACTAGAAGCGAAACCAGGCATGTCAGTAAATTGAGATAATCCTTGGTCTAGCATTTTAGTCCATGATTTACTTTGAGTAGTTCCGCTTTTGTAAGGAAAAGGAAATGGTGATAACTTTTTGTTGTTATTTCCATAATTATATATTTGGTCATCTAATATTGGCATTAATTCATCCATGCTTCCGAAACGTTGGCCTTCATGAAATATATCGGCCTTCATCAAGTCCCATGCTTTGTTGAACAACATATAAATCCTCACCGTGTAGTTGTTGCTCTTTTGCCGCCTCTCCCTAGTTGCCTACGCATTTTCGGTCTTACTACCCCTCTATCTTTGCTTCTTTTGTATCGTCTTTTTGTTCGCTCTCGCTGAACCTTTCTTGCTAATTCATACGCCTTGTGTTTAGACTGGCGATATGGTCTTTCACTAATGCTAGATCGAGTATAACCTCTAAACTTGCCTTTGATAAGAGAGTCCCACGCTTCTTCAAACGGTTCGGCAGAAGCGGTGAAGTAATCTATATTTGATGTATTGCCAAATTGACGCATTGCATCTTGACTGGTTTTAGTTTGCCTAAGTTTGCGGCACTCATGACAAATGCCAGTAAAGTTTTCTACAAGCCCCGCCATTGGAGTTTCACAAATTTTACAAGGATAAACAGGTAGCCCTTGTCGGTTATATTTTCCATCTCTTCTTGATTTAACCATTGTAGGTTTGCCTCCAACTCCTTGAGGCTTAGAACGCTTTCTTCTAGTCATTGCTTTCTTTTCTTTAGCACTTACGCCCCTTGTTGTTTTCGGGGTTTTATCACTGACTTTCTTTGACGGTCTACATTTAGGATAACCCTTGCTATCGGTTTTTGCTTCACTTCGACCACAAGGAGGATGTTTGCCGTCTTTGTCTTTTCTTGAGACATCAACCCACTTTTCTTTAAACCAACGCCTCAAATCTTTAGCGATGATATTAGAGAAAGGGTTGTCAATCATCATCTTTTTTCGACTCCTTATATTTGCGTTTAGCCTCTCTAACTAACGCTTTCGACTTGCCTCTCGCCTCTTCTAGTTTTGGATGAAATTTCAATATAACTTTTCTAGCGTCTTTCTTTATAGATTTACCATCAACTATAACTTCTACTGGATAAACCTCGAATTTATCATACCAATACGCTACTTCATATCCGCCATCTTTTAACAGTTCTACGAGAACGCCTCTTTTGTAATCTTTATCTTCGGCTTGTAGAACCTTCATTTCGCCTCTTGGTAAAGTAAAATCTACTCCCTTCATTTTTTCAAATTTGCCTTTGGCTTTCTTTTCATCTTTTGTTCCGCACTGATGCTTTACAAAATCCCAAGCCATGTCAAAAGCGGTCATTTTTTCTTCCCCTTCTTGCTCTTTTTCTTCCAGCCGCCACCTTTGGATTTATACCACTTAGCAGCCCAACCGTTAGCATAAGCAGAAGGATATACCTTGAATTTAGAACGTGCTTTTGATTTGGCTTGCGCCCAAAGACTTGGGTTAGTTGGGGCGTTGTCGCCTTTTTCATCCGATTTTACGACACTCTCTCCGTCTAAAATTCTCTCTACCTCTCTTAGTGTTAGGTTTTCAATTTGGTCGCCTGTCATGCCCATATCCATCAAGTGAAGATAAATTGGCGTAAGGCGAATATCGTTTTTCAATATGCTATCCCATGCTGTATCAAATATATCTTCACTCATTTCACAAACCATCCAATAATATCAAATCACCATTCTTGTGCATTTTCACATTTTTCATACCGGCAATTACCTTTTTACATTCTTCTGGAGATACGCCACATGCTTTAGCACATAAATCCAAACCTGCTGCCCCTCCCTCTTTTTTCAAACAACTAATAATTTTCTTTTTATGTTGTTCAATTTTATTATCTTCTTTCAATATATTCCATGCTTTTTCAAAACTTGTCATTTTATCAACTCATCATTTTTACATATTCTGCGAATAAGGTTCTGCCCATCTTTCTTTGATTTCTTTCTCCTGGGAAGTTTGCTTCTGCAACCATTCTTGCAGCAACAATTGGATGTGCGCCTTGGATCTGAACAAGGTCATGCACTTCTTTTACCATCATTTCTATATCGGACATAGAGATGATGTCCTCTTTCATAACATTCCAAGTAATATCAAATATTTTATTCATTAGCAATTCCACCTACCTACAATTAGGACATTTCATTGACATCATATCCGATGAAAATTTTGCACAGCATAAACCAACTGGTTTTCCGCAACTATCGCAACTATCAACATCAGTATTAGTTCCACAACCTACACATTGTTGGTCATAAACTCCTTTCATTATCTCCCAAGTCGTATTAAATATTTTACTCATCAGCAATTCCACCTTTTCAACGCCGCACCTTTCGGTGTCAATTTACCGCCTTTACTGGTCGGTCCCTTTACTCCGCCCATTCTTGCACAGAATGATTTACGCCTCTTGGCCTTCTTAGAACCAGGTTTGAGTTTGCTTGGTTTTGTGGTTACAGGTGGCTTAAGATTAGCCCCTGTTTCTCTCTTAAATTTGGCTCTACCCTTTGCATTCAATCCACCTTTACGGCTATGTCTATTTGGATTGTAGCCATGAAACGGCTTGGACTTTTTCTTGCCCTTGAGTAATACAGACACTAACAATTCCTCACTCTTGCCGAACGTTGGATTTCTTCTATCTCTACTTGGTTTCGACACTCTAAACTTACCTGCCGGTGTTTGAGTATATCCACAATCCTTACACGGAACTGCGCTACCTTTACCTCCACAAGTTAGACAACTCATTTTACCTCTTTGAGCGTCTTGAGATGGATTCTTTTCTCGCCTCATTACTGCCTTTGTTAAGAGAATACAAGTATCACAATCACAAAACATCCTCTTTCACCACAGGTCTAGGCTTTCGCCATATAGACCCGCAGATAGGACATTCCCATAAAAAGATTCTATCACGACTTCCCGCATAAAAGCCGTTTATCCTAATTGCTAAAACATCCGTAGAACAATTTTTGCAGGTCTGTAAGACCTTATCTTTGTAGTTTTTCATAGGTTCACCAATTAAGAGCAATGAAGGCATTTCGGCCATCCATCAACCTATCTGCATCTGGTGACTCAGTTAATTTTGATAAACGCCTTTGAGCAGTTTTTACACTTACGCCTTGGTCTACTGCATATACCTTTTCTAATTCCTTTTTCGCCACGCACTCTCTTTTTGACCTAGTATGAACCATCCTCTTACACTTACCGTATGATAACTTCCATTCATGTAATGAAGAATCTCTCTTTTTCTTTGCCCTGAAATCTTGCTTTTGTTCTAGCCATATAACCAAGTTATGCAAATTGTCAAAGATTATTTCGGTAGACATCATCACATGATCCGCAGTAATAACAGAACTCCCCATAATCGTAGCAATTATATTTGAAAATGTGATTGTATAGTTTTCTAAATTAGGAATAAAAGATGTTGCCGTTTCTCTAACATTGACATCTCTTATTTGATTAACAATCTCATAGTAATCCGATGTAGCATTGAGTAATGCTGCATGATACGATTCATCTACGGTATAGATGTCGTAAGCATGTCTGTTTGATATTTCATCTCTTTCATAATCCTCTAACGCTTCCCATTCATCTAAGGTCATCTTTGCTGCCTTGAGCAATCTATCTCTTACATCATTCCTCCTACCCAGTATAAATTCTGCAATTTGGTCATAGCCCCACACTTTATCGGGAACAGGAACATAAGTTCCGCTTAATCTATGTTCACTGGTTGTTTGTCTTTGCTCATTGCTAACATCGTTTTGATATAAGAACACTCTTTGAAAGAATCCTTTTTCTAATACATGGTGCATAATGTCTTTTGGAGGAAATGTAGTAGCCCATATAGATACACCAGATACAACCTGTATATTTCCATGCTTCAATATCTTAGCCAAATCATTAGTTGCCGAACCGATAGGGGCCATTGCCTCTTGTAGATACAAAATTTTCTCGGAAAAGTATGCTTTTTTATCATCCAACAATACACTCGCTTCATCAAACAGTAATGTTTTGTAACCATTCAGCAATCCTTTTTCAATGATATACTTAACTTTGCCAGTTGGCTTGCCGTCATCATCAAACTCCGGTTCTTCTCTAACGTGTCCTAACAAACCTGCATCCGAACCCGAAGTAAATTTAGCCGCCTCTATATCACATGCCGCTAATAGTTTCTTAGTGAACTCGTATGCCGCAGATTTACCTGTTCTTGATTGCTGAATCCAGTAGACATGGACTCTTGTATCTAAATGGCTACCGTGTATTGGTATTCTTACATAAGGTGCTAGGACTTGACCAAACACATAGAATATCGATAACAGACCTGCATATTCATTAAAGAAAGATACAGTGTTGAATCTCTCTACATATTCTTTGATAAACTTACTACCCTCATACGGAGTTTTCACTACGCCGTAATCATTCCATTTCCTTTCTCCACTTCCCGACGATGGTTTTAATAACACTTTTTCACTTCCTTTTCTTTTGGGTAGGCTTATCCACTTTGTCTATGATATATCAACCCTCACTACCTCAAGCCCTTGACATTTTGACTTTCTCTTGCACTAACGCTTCTTCACTATTAAACGCCTCAACAATCCTCTTAGCCCTTACTTTTCCTACTCCCTCTATCGTTTGTAATTCCTCAGCAGTAAGGCCACATACCTCAATAACTGAGCCATGTTTTGCTAACAATCTTTTAGCGATAGCCTCACTACAACCTGCGCTTCTAAGGATGTCTATTCGCATATCTTCAGTAGATGTTTTTCTCAATAGCCTGTATGTTGAAGATGACCCTAAAGTTCCATGCTTCTCGAACCTCTTACAAATGAATCTTGCTGCGGCTGATTTATCAGGAAAAGTTAGTATAGATATATCATAATCAGTATTCCATCTTGCTAGTGACCCAACAAATCTGTTAAAGGCTTGAACAAATGGTATTTTTTTACCACCTTTGCGAGCCTTTGTAATATACTTGTCAATCGTTCCATGTATAATCAGTATAGCCGAATTGTAGTTGTCCTCTAGGTTTTGTAATTGCCTCTCTAAGTGACCAGAATATAGGCTACCAAAATAATCCTCCATTGATTTTGCTTCTATTCCAACGTCTGCAAATGTATAATCAGTAATCATTGTTTGACGCATTTGATATTTTAGTTTATTTTTCTCACAATACTTGATTACTAATTTTTCTAATCCTGACCGTTCTCTATGGTCTATGAATAATATTCTCTTATCATCCATTTACATTCGCCTCTTGATGTAATTCTAGTGAATTTAACAAATCACAAACTAATGCAGCCCAGTTTGGATCGGATGTTGCTGCAATCATGTTATCATATTGACATATCTCAAAGAAACCATTGTTAGATGACCTAAAACGCCACTTCATCATTTCTGGTGCTAACTCACCATTATGATGTTGTTTCAACATTTCTGCTGCTTTCTTCTTTCGTATTTCTGCTAGTTTCTTTTCTTCATTATCTTCTGTCATTATAATCACCATTCATCAAATATACTTCTTTGTTTTCTTTGTTCTACTATCAATTCCTCTTTTTCATCAACCCAATGAGATATTCTTGTGTCTGCAATTTTCATATATTCCTCGGATAGTTCTATGCCTATAAATTGAAATCCTTCAACGGTGGCTGCTATGCCAGTTGTCCCACTACCCATGAACGGGTCTAACACTATACCATTTGGTGGAGTCACTAAACGACACAAATACTTCATCAAATCAACAGGCTTTACTGTTGGATGATTATTGCCATTTATTTGAGTTGTATTCTCAGTAAGTCCATACTGATGAGTTTCACCGAAAGCCTCTCCTGGTGGTCTTTGATTAGGAATTAGTTTAATATCAAATCCTTTATTTCTTTCTTGCTTACTAGCCTTAGCGCAGTAAAAGAATCGTGCGACTGAACCGCTATCGGTGTATTCGGTTTCCTTTCGGTTTGTTCGGTTCTTGTTTGGTAAGCGTGAACCAAAATCAAAATTATTTTTGCTCTTTTCTGTCCTATTCCCCGTTGTTGATGATTGAGGGAACAGGTTCACGACTTCATCCGAGCCATCGTGAATAAAATTGGCGGGGAAGCGACCACATTCATGAGAACCTATTTCCAAACCTGTGTAATCGCCATAGGTGTTTTTCGCCATTTTATCACTTTTCCAAGTTCCCTTTCCTCCTAATCTCGAATCATCATTTTGCATAAGTTCAATTCGGCAACCATCAATGTTCAATCCGCCTGTGCCATGCTCAAGCACATTCTCAATGATAGTGCCGATAAGGGGCTTACGGGCGACGACGATAGGCTCATGGGCGGGTTTGAGGGCTGTTCCCCAACCATCCCATTCTTTTGCTTGTGGCGATAATTCTCTTATTTGTTGTTCAACTATCTTTGTTCCTCTACCGGAGTGCATAGACCCCGATTGAATGCCTATGTCTATATTTCTAGTGCCAATCACATCACCCTCAAAGCCATTTTTCTTATCAATAGCCTTTGCGATATTCATTGATTTTGGAAAACCAGACCCATATACCCACATGATTTGGTCACGGATTTCAAAACCTGCATCTTCTATATTCACCGCCATCCGATGATATGTCTTAGAACCTGCAAAAGATAGCAGATGTCCTCCAGGTTTCAATACTCTAAATACCTCTCTCCATAAATCTACTGTTGGAACATCATAATCCCATTTCTTACCCATAAAAGATATTCCATAAGGAGGATCGGTAACAACACTATGGACTGTATTATCATCTAATTTTGATAACACTTTCAAAGAATCTCCATGTATCAGTTTATACTTCATTAATTAGCCCCCTTGTTATCGTAATAAGGACACTTACCGACACACATACCCTCACTATAAATCGTCGGGCAAGTGGGAGTTTTGTAGTATCTACTAACCCCATGTGTAAGATATTTGTTTGTTTCAACAGGGCTATAATCAGCCCACTGTAAAGACCGTATGAAAGCATGAGTAAGAGTTAGAACTTCATTGTTAGATACCTTTGAATCTCTAGGCGGTCTAGCAAAATTTCTATAATAATCCATAAGATACATCATAAGATATGAGCGTGGCTTATGTGGAGGGTTACTACCCACTTCACACGCTGCTTGAGCCAAGCAAGGTAGCATGGGTATGTTGTTGATATTTTCTATGTCAATATTAATGTTCTCCATCTCAAATTTCCTTGATGAAGTATTCCAACTGTTATCAAACAAGTTTATGGTATCTCTCTCAACAATTTCTATTTCCATGCCGCTACCATCATATAGGTGCATACCTGGATTTGGTTCTTGAGCATTATCAACTATGTAATCCCAACCCTCCCTCAACTGTTCATGAACAATTGGTATTCCCCATACCTGTCTTTTGAAGTTGTATGTGTTAGGTATTCTAATATGTCTATCTGGTCGAAATGATACTACTGGGTCTAGTGTGTTTAGATTAAAACGCTTTACCCAGTTATTGATTAACATCCGGCCACTAAACAATAAGTCTGCCATTTTGTTGGGCGGTAACACATATTCTTTGTCTAGTTTGACCCATATATGAAAGCCCCCTCCAGTGAACCATATCGCATGTTTAATTCCAGTATGAACTAAGTGCCTTGATAGAGTTAAAACCTCAGCACAACACTTTGCTTTTGCAGAATCAAGATCCATATCGCATACTCTTACTGCTTGGTCTGCGTCAAAGTCCATAACAAAATGAGGTATAATCGCAGTATTGTATTCACATCGATTACCTTTAGTTTTCAAATCTCTAAACCCATATACTGTTGTAGTTAGATTTGCTTTACCATTTGTCTTTCTAATGTAATGCTCTAACTGTTCACGGTTCTTTACAACCTTCCTCACACGCATATCTATTTCACGTGGATAGTGGTTGAAGAGAGCCATGTTATCACCATAATGTAGTTTGTTTCGACACCCTAGAGGATTGTCGCCGTGAGAGGTCTACCATATTTAGTAAATCAATCCTCTCTCCTATCCACTTCATAACAGGAACAGGCATACTATTGCCAAGTGCCTTATATCTAGGTGCGTCAGGGCATTTGTCTTTGGTTTTACCCTTCCACTCTATCTGTGTATAATTATCGGGAAATCCTTGTAGTCTTTCGCATTCAATTGGAGTTAATCTCCTTACTGCGTAATTAATCATTACTGCGGGTGCGCCATGACCTTGAGCAGTTCTCAACGGACAATGTTTATCACCTGTCATTTCTTGATTGTATAAATCAATACCAGATTGTTGATATACCGCATGATTACAACTTGTATCTAACGTATACATCGGTGCAGATTCATCTGCAACACCGAATCCATTACCTGCCCCATCATCGTTTCTAGTATCTCCGCCACCTTTGTATCTAGTGGCTTTGTCATGTATAGCCATAACCACCATTGCTTCATCTTCAGTAGTCTGCCCTGTCCGTGAGTATGGCGGGCCTGAATGAGTTAGAGTTGGTGCAACATCGGAACAATGCTTTATTCCTCTTCCGTCATCACTAACTTCGCCTGTTCCTCTAACGCCTTCTTGAGTAAGGGTGGCAAATTTTTTTCCCTTTTTATTGCTCTTTTTAATAGACCTGCTGAGGCTACCGGAGTCAAATAAAATCGCTGCGGCACTTCGCCAATCCCCATCAGCACATCCGACAACAAACAATCTTCTACGTCTTTGGGGGACTCCAAAGAATTGAGCGTCAAGAACTCGGTATGCGAACCCATACCCGATGTTTTCCACTTCTCGGAGGAAGGCTGCAAAATCCCTTCCTTCGTCACTCGACAATAATCCAACGACATTTTCATAGACAAACCACTTCGGCTGAACTCTCCTAACAACATTGAGATAGTGGAGGGCCAAGTTGCCACGTGGGTCATCCATTCCAAGTCTTTTACCTGCGATTGAGAAAGATTGGCAAGGGCTTCCTCCGACAACCAAATCTGCTTTTCCTTTATACTCATCCCAATCTACCCCAGTCACATCTCCCAGGTTAGGCACTTGTGGATAATGTTGGCGCAACACTTCACTAGGAAAATCATCAATGTCAGCAAAGGCAACAGGACTCCATTCCAAACCATGCCAAGCAACGGTAGCGGCTTCGATTCCACTAAAGACGCTGATGTATCGCACATCAATTCCCCTCCGCCTTCTGTTTCATTTCATAAGGCATAGTGGCTCGACCATATTTTGAACAAAATCCTTTTACGGCACACCAAGGTTCACAAATCCATCTTTCAGCACCGCTATCTTTTACTGCAAAATGCCCACCACTAAATTGTCCTCTATACCGTAAATGTGCAGATACTAACGCTTTCAAATCAGTAAGCA